AAGCACGGTTAGAGGCTCTCTTTAATGAGCCTCCCCGTATCCCACTGCCGCGCTTCGTGAAAGCAACGCACTGTAAAGAGTGCCATAAGGTCAATAGCATGAGTTTTACCGATGGCAAAGAACACAAGCCGACAGACAGGAATATCGCGTGGATACCGCGCTGCGCGTGTCCGAAGGAGGAAGTATAGCATGGGCTATCGGCCATGTGTGAAACCTGCTGATGATGCATTTCCATTTCAGTATCATGATCCATTTGCTGGCCCCAATCACACCTTTCCTGTCCAATCGGAAGAGGACTTGCAATATGCCGCTTCTCTCATCTATCATGCTGCTGATCCTGAAACTGTAAAGCAAAAGGCTATTGCTATCGCTCAGCAGCATGGATGGCGACTGCCTGAAGAGTGGCAAAATGACGTATGCCCTGAATATGATGGATTTCTTTTTGCTCCTGCCGATTGGAAGGCAAAGGAAAACTAGCATGCAAGAAACTCTCACACATCGACGCTTTTCCGTGAAATGCCCTATACAGCGCATACCTATACGACTTGCAGAGCAGAACCAGGATGGTATGTATCTCTGGTGTAAGCCTTGCCATGAAGCGCATTATTTCACCTGGGATGAGTTGCGTAAGTTGTGGGAGCGAGAATCTAGCAAACTTATCCATTTCGTTGTATAATCGTAAGTGATAGTTTAGAACAGAGCCAAGAGCCAAGAGCCAAGAGCCGTTCCGAAAGGAGCGGCTCTTTTCATGCCGGACAACATCACCTATAAGACGGTCACCCCTGAAGACCTCGCAGCATCCTTTGCTGCTGAACTACAACGCCTCATTACACGTGGCATCACCCCAGAGGAAGAAGCCCTTGCCCGCCGCTACTACTCGCAGAAAGAGCGAGATAGTATGGATGAGAGCGAGTTCTGTGGCCCACATAAGTCCTTCCCCATTAAGACCCAGGCCGATATTCACAATGCTGCCTCCCTTGCCGGTCATGCCGACAATCCTGCTGCCGTGCGAGCCTGCATTAAGCGCAAAGCCGAGGCGCATGGCTGGTCCCTTCCCAAGAGTTGGCCCGATGATGGCGGCGATGATGGCAAGAAAGAGCGTGCCGTCAAAGAAGCCTCTGATGCTGTCGTGACTGCTATGCCACATGAGTCGCATCAGGGCATGCATTCGCACAGTCATAGCCACATGGATGGGTATAGCCATGAGCATGAGCATGAGCATGCCAACGAGGCAGACCACGATCATCCCCACCGGCATCACTTCCGCGCAACAGGCACGGAGATCACCTCTGAGTCATTATCTGTCTACTTCCCTATTGTCCGTTACGATCCAGCCAAGCGTGAGGTATTCGGACAAGCCACCATTGAGCAACCTGATGCCTACGGGACCATCTTTGGCTTCTATCCTGATGCCTGGACTACATGGCGCGGCAATATGCGCGAGCAGCATGACCCGAAGAAAGCCGTGGGGAAAGCCCTTGAAGTAGTGCCTGATAGAGAAGAGCGTTCCATCTATGTCACCTCGCGTGTCTCGCGAGGTGCGCAAGATACCTGGCTCAAGATTGAAGATGGCGTGCTCTCAGGCTATAGCGCCTCCATTGTCCCTGATCCTGAGTACGGCAACGATCCCAAACGCTGGCCCACCAAAGAGTACAATGGCAAAAAGTATCCTTACCTCCCGCGCTATACCGTGTCGGAACTCTCCTACGTTGATAATCCCGCCACACCTGGCTGCAATATCGCTATTGTCCGTGCTGATGGCTTTGTCACCGATGTGGTAGAAGAGCCTGAAGCAATGCTGGAGCAGAAACAGGAGACGCTTGACCGCGCAGGCGCTCGCATCAGTCACGCCACGCAGGGCACGCTACACGGCATGCGCGACGGCATGCTCCAGCACGCACGCACCGCGATGGATACCTGCGGCTGCGATGAATGCAAAAACGCCATCTCCATCCTCGATCCTGATAACGACGGAGATATCGACGCCCTTGGAGGCGTAGGTGACCTCGATGGTGACGCAGGGAACATGCAGTCGAGAAGCCTCGATGGCACGCTTGAACGCTCTCTTGGGGATGCCATCGAACGCCTGGTCGAAAAGCACTTCTCATCCGTCTATACTCGACTTCAAGGCATTGCTGGCACCCTTGCAAGGAGCAATGCCACACCAGTGAACATAGAATCACTCGTCAACGCATCCATCACCCGCGCCATAGAGACGATAGATGCACGGCTGGCTTCCTTGCCGGATAAGGCAAGCCTTGATGATGTACGCGCCGATGTGTCGGCGGTCAAAGATCAGGTTGCTAAGATCGCGGAGACGCCCCTGCCTGGTGCTCCCATCATCCACACCGGCGCTCCTGACAAACGCTTACCCACCGACGCACCAGGACCGAAGTATCCGACCTATGGTGATACCTATAGCGCCATAGAACGGCTCTACAACACTGGTGAACTCAATACCGTTGAAAAGCAAGTACACGCGATGGCGGCAGGTCTTGCCGCGCAGCGTAGGAGATAAGACATGGCTATAGCAACTGAAGACCTCGTTCGTGAGCAGTTGCCGCCCGGCGCTCAGAAGAGTGGCGGGGGCCGCGAGATCACGGGCGTGATCGATGACCGCATTCACACCGAGCAGGATATGCTTGCCTATCAAGCCTATCGCTCCGCAAAAGCGCGTAGAGGCATCCTCTACGAAGATGGCTCGGAACTTTCACCTGAGTTTATCAGGGCGATGAGTGCCGCACGCCGTCCGATAGAAGAGATGGCAATCGGTCATGGGAATCCTAAGATATATCATGAGCGATCCTCTACCTCGGAAACCATTCATACCATCAATTCCCTGATGACTGGTAGCCAGCAACGTGACCAGCAATACGTTGGTAGCAATGCTGACTGGACGGGCTACTACCTGGAACCACTCGCAAAATTCATCGTCCCCTTCGATACGCCGGTGCGCAATATGCTTCCGCGCACTCCGAGCGTTGGCATCGACCTCATCAACTGGCGTGCCATCACCGATGTGTTTGGCGGCTCTGGCCCGTCCGTTGGTTCATTCATCCTGGCACAGCAGACCGCGCCACAGAAAGCCAATTATAGTTGGGCGAATAAGTCGAACGTGCTGCGTCAACTGGCCTTCCAGGACGTGGTCACGTTCGAGTCCGAACTCTTTGGGCGCATGTTTGAGCCAGATGTCCGCGCTAAGGTCGCATCGAAACTCGCGCCAAGCCTGATGCTTGGGCAAGAGACGTGGTACCTCAATGGCGCACAGAACTTGTGGTCACCCCCTCCACCGAACTCGCCCACGACTGCTACCACCGGCGGCACCATTACCGCTGCGACCTACTGGATTATTGTGACAGCAGTGAACGCGCAAGGTGAGACGCTGGCCTATAGCATCTCGCCTGCGAGCACAACCGTGCCATCTGCCATCTCACAGACGACAACCGGCACGACAAGTACCGTTACCTTCACCATCATGCGCGTGCCCAATGCGACAAAGTATAACGTCTACGTTGGCTCTGGCTCAACGCAGCCTGCGAACTCCGCAATGTGGCTGCAATCGGCAGCCACGCAGTTCGGTGGTGCCAATGCGCTGAATGATCCAGGAGGTCTAGCCGCAGGGTACTTCAGTGTCACGGCGACTGCGGCCTTTGCTACATCTGGCACAGCCTATAGCACCGTCGTCACCGCAGGGAATACGGCCATTGCCTTTACCTCCGGCGGTGGCGGCACGCCTGCCAATCAGCCACTCGTCTTTGACGGCTTGCAGTCGCTTGCCTACCTCAATGCGGCGGCGCTCTCAACCATTGGCGTTGGTGGCGCTATCGCAGCATCGAAGTTGGTAGCAAGTAGCACAGGTGCGCTTGCGAAGTCTGACATTGACACCTGGCTTGAAGCGATGTACTTGAATGCGCGTGCCAATCCTGAGTGCATATTGGTCGGTGTGAAGGATCACAAGGCGATCAGCAACCTCGTAGCCAATAACACCAACTTCCGCATCATCACCGATGCGCAGATGCCGCAGACGGATGTGGTCGCTGGCCTTCGCGCAACCAAGTGGGTCAACCAGACCACAGGGCGTCTCATGGACATCATCATGGTGCCCTACCTCATGCAAGGCACGCTGATTGCGCTCTCACTCACGCTTCCCTTCCAGGTAGCAGAGATCGACAAGCCGCCGCTGCGCATCGAGGTCAACCGTGAAATGTGGGCGGTAGAGTATCCGCCTGATCAGTCGCATATGACTCAGTGGGCATATTCAGCCTATTCAAGTGAGACGATGGTGGACCAGTACCTTGGTGGATTAGGAATTTTGACTGGGCTCGTTACCGCATAACGCAGCCTGAGCAGTCACCTGAGCGTATGCACAAACATACGCTCAGTGATACCGCAGAAAGGAGACAGAACGATGGCAGATCTTATTCCTGGGCTTCATCCGGCAGTACGTAGTCCCGGTGATGCGCTTGGAG